AGATGACGATTGGAGATGAAAGCCCAAAAGTTACGAGTCCGGAAGCATCAACCGACTAATAGTCGAGATTGCAATAGCAACTGGAATCCCGATGACTTACTGGACTGACATAGATCAAGTCTTAACGGCGATAGATATTTTAAAGGAGCGTAGCGGTGGCAGATGAGTTACCAATCAGCTATGACAAGCGCGAACTCCGCTCAATCATTACCGCTTTTAAAGCGATGGATGATGAAGCCGTTAGCCAAGCTAAACGAGAATCTAGCGCGCTGGCTACTTACGCAGCCAACGAAATTAAAGCCTATGGACTTACCAGAACCTTTGGCCAAGAAGCCGTCCGAAGAATTACCACAGGCGTCAAAGTATCGGCCAGCTCCAAAATTGGAGAATTCTCATACGGATTTGCTAGTCAGCGCTTTTCTGGTGGCGGTAGCACACAAAAACTCTGGGCAGGTTATGAATTTGGATCTAATCGCTTGCGTCAGTTCCCGAGAAGAACACCCAGCAAAGGTCGCGGCAATGCTGGCTACTTTATCTACCCAACCCTTCGTAAGATTCAGCCTGAATTAATTAAGAAATGGCAAGAAGCATTTTCCAAGATATTGAAAGAATGGGATAAGTAATGGCTGGCAGTAGAACACTTAAACTTTCGATTCTTGCTGATGTCGCTGACCTCAAGAAAAATCTTGATACTGGCTCTAAAGAAGTTGAAGGCTTTGGCGGTAAGTTAGAGAAGTTCGGCAAAGTCGCAGCAGCCGCCTTTGCAGCAGCAGCAGCAGCAGCAGCGGCTTATGCAGTTAAGCTGGCCGTTGATGGCGTTAAGGCAGCTATTGAAGATGAGGCTGCTCAGCTTCGTTTAGCCAATGCTCTTAAGAATGTTACTGCCGCTACTGATGCCCAGATTTCAGCAGTCGAGGAGCAGATACTTAAAACCTCTTTGGCTACTGGCGTTGCTGATGACCAATTGCGTCCAGCCCTTCAGCGCCTAGCAACTGCCACAGGATCAGTAACTAAGTCCCAAGATTTATTAAACCTAGCCTTAGATATTTCAGCTGCTACTGGCAAAAGTGTTGAAACAGTATCTAATGCTCTAGGTAAAGCTTACGAAGGCAATACAAGCTCCCTAACCCGTCTAGGTGTTGGCTTATCAACTGCCGAAATTAAGACCCTTGGATTAGAAGGCACAGTAAAGCAATTAGCTCAAACCTTTGGCGGTGCAGCAACAGTTCAAGCCAATACCTTTGAAGGTCAAATAGCAAGACTCAAAGTGGGCTTCGACGAAGCTAAAGAATCGGTAGGAGCTGCTTTATTGCCTACCCTACAAAGGTTATTAGATTATTTTATTAACACAGTTATCCCTAAGTTTATAGAATTCAAGGATGCAGCACTTAGGCCAGTTACGGATGCTATTGCTAGAAATAAAGAGTCATTAACTATTCTTTATAACTTTATTAAAGACTTCGTAGTTCCGGTATTGATTAATAACCTTGGCGGAGCACTTAGCTTTATCGGCAAAGTTGCTGGTGGTATTTTGGATGTTATTGGCGCGGTAGTTAATGGAATTAAGAGCGCAGTTAATTTTGCCATCGATGCAATAAATGTTCTTATCCGCGCTTATAATGCCGTCCCACTTTTGCCTAATGTATCTACTATTTCTAAGCCATCATTCTCAGCCCCCAGCACTCCAAGCAGCTCAACACTTCCAAAGATTCCTACTGCTCCAAGCCCAAGCATCCCAGCAGCTCCTAAGCCATCTACTACTCCAAGTGCTCCATCAGCCTCTACTCCTAGCGCCCCATCAACGCTAGTGCCAAGTGGTAATGCAATTCCATCTGGATTTAATGTTGCTGCCGTAAGAGCTGGCGAAGAACGCGGTAATGTTATAGTTAATGTAAATGCCCCATCCGCTATTGATGAAGAAGGATTTACTAGAGCAGTTATCTTGGCGCTGAATAATTCCACTAATCGCGGAACTACTGGCGCTGGCGATCTTAGGACTTCGGCTCAAATCTTATGACACTCTGGACTCCCGATTGGAAGATTTCAGTTAATGATTCTGAATTAACCTCGGTTACTTTAAGCAACCTAACTATTACCTCTGGCCGTCAGGATATTAACTCACCTACCCCAGCAGGTTACTGCTCGCTAGAAGTTATAAATACCGATGGCACTAATTATGATTTTAGTATTAACACCGCAGTAACTATTGAAGTCAAAGATACTACTGGCGCTTATGTCTCTATTTTTGGCGGTCGCATTTCAGACTTGAGGCAAATCGTTAGAAGCGCAGGATCTAGTGCAGTAATTACTAGCTTAAGAATTACGGCTATTGGAGCTTTGGCTAGAACGCAAAGAGCCATATTTAATGGCAACTTAGCCGAAGGTTTAGACGGCGCGCAGATTACCGACTTACTAGATGAGCTATTGCTATCGAGTTGGAATGAATTGCCACCAGCCGAAACTTGGGCTACTTACAATGCTACAGAGACTTGGGCGCAAGCTGGCAATATTGGCTTTGGAACAATTGACGCTGGCGAATATACAATGGTCAGCCGTCAGATTTCGGATAGCATCATCTATCCAATTATTAATCAAATTGCTAGCTCGGCCCTTGGTTATATGTATGAAGATGCCAACGGCAATATTAACTACGCGGATGCCAGCCATCGCCAAGATTATTTAATAGCCAATGGCTATACAGACTTAGACGCTTCTCACGCCATCGCTTCTGGCATTGGCGTAATCCAGCGCCAAGGCGATTTGAGTAATAAGATAATTATGGACTATGGCAACAATTTCAATAGCTCCTATACTGCTCAGGATTTAGACTCTCAAGCCGAATATGGCCTATTTGCCGAGCAATTCAATAGCTATCTAAAGAACGCGGCTGATGTTGAGGATGTAGCAAATCGCTTGATTGGTCTTAGGGCTTGGCCTAGAAATACCTTCCAATCTATTACCTTTGCTCTTCAATCGCCCGAGATTGATGACGCTGATAGAAACGCCCTGCTAAATATATTTATGGGCCAGCCAGTCAGAATTACCAACCTGCCCCTCAATATCCTTGGTGGCGAATTTACTGGCTTTATTGAGGGCTGGACTTTCAACGCTTCAGTCTCGGGCCTATCAGTAACCTTCTTGGCTACCCCAACAGAGTTCTCGGCCTTTGCTCAACAATGGGCTCAAGTCAATGCGGCAGAAAGCTGGAATAGTGTGCTCAATACCTTAGAATGGCAAGATGCGATAGGAGTTATTAGCTAATGGCCAATACAACCAACTTCAACTGGGAAACCCCAGATGATACAGATTTAGTCAAGGATGGCGCAGCTGCCATCAGAACGCTTGGCTCATCAATAGATACTTCGTTCGTTGATCTCAAAGGTGGGACAACTGGACAGATATTAAGCAAGGCTTCCAATACCGACCTTGATTACACTTGGATTGCTAACGACCAAGGTGATATTACTGAGGTCTCAGCTGGAACTGGTATTTCAGTAGCTTCAGGAACTGGGCCAGTCCCAGTAGTAACTAATACAGTTGCAACAACCTTTGACGCTAAAGGTGATTTAGTAGTCGGAACTGGTGCAGATACTTTTGCCAAGCTAACAGTAGGCACTAACGGCCACACACTCGTAGCGGATTCTGCTGAAACTACAGGATTAAAGTGGGCTGCGCCTGCTGCTGCTGCTACTTTTATAGGTTGCCAAGTAACAAGCGATACAAATCCAAGTCTTTCAAACAATACGCAGACTGCTCTTGCTTGGAATGTAGAACGATATGATACCGATGCGTTTCATAGCAATTCTACAAATAACAGCAGAATGACCATTCCTAGTGGCAAGGCTGGTAAATACCTTGTTACAGCAGTTGCAGAATTTGATAATAACGCCACAGGTTTAAGACAATTGAGTATTTACAAAAATGGATCGGCAACTGTTACTACTTATTTGACACCATCAACCACTTATCCAAGCGCGATGATTACCTCAGTTCTTGATTTAGCAGTAAATGATTATGTTGAAATATATGCAAGACAAACTTCTGGCACCAGTCAAACAATTTATATTGAACAGTCAGGCAATACAGGCGAGTTTTCAATAGCATTTTTAGGAGCATAAATATGGAATTATGGAAAAAGATAATAACTGCATATCCAGAAATACAGCCAAGCGATGATTTTAGTAGGTTGGGAATTGTTCTCCAAGATGATACCGATGGGATTGGCGCATATATTGCCAAGTGGGAATATGAGCAACCAATCCCTGATGGGCTTACACTAGGCAAGCCTAACGCGTAGCACAATCTATAAAGATAATGGCAAAACTATGTGCAGCAGGTATTCAACTTCGGGAGCAAATCGATGACGATTATCCTGATCGCGATAGGAAGTCTGACGGTTGGATTGCTGACGCTAGGCATCTTGCTAAAGGTAGTTCTGACCATATACCAAGAGATGGAATCGTTAGAGCTATAGATATTGATTCTGACCTATCGGCACATAAGGAAGAAGCTTATGCGCTGGTTGAGAAGATTCGCAGGTTAGCAAAGAAGGGCGATAAAAGAATTAAATACATAATCTACGATGGAAAGATTATGAGTCCGATACTGGGTTGGAAGCGGCGTAAATATAACGGCGCTAATCCTCACCGGTCGCATTTCCATATTTCATTCACAACTTTGGGAGACAAAGATGGCAGTTATTTCAACCTCGAAGGAGAAGCTAATGAGCGACTTAAAGAAAATGGCAGAGAGCTGGGCAAAGACATTTCTAGCAACGGCGCTAGCGACCTATCTAGCAGTCGGCCTAGATGTAAATGCAATTGCCAATGCAGCTCTCGTATCAGTCTTGCCTAGCATCATCAATTGGCTTAACCCTAACTACGAGCGTTACGGCAAAGTCCGTTAATGGTTGCAGCTGAGCTAGCAACCCTAGTAGCCTCAGTATTAGGATCTATTGCCTTACTGATTGCTGGACTTCGCTACATAATTAAATTGGAGAATATTCCAATAGTGTCGCGCCTTGATAAAATGGAGAGTCAGTTAGAATTGGCCCTAGCGAGAGGGGTCAGAAATGGCAACGCGAAAGCGCGTAAGTAAGAAGCGACCTAAGAGGCGTAGAACTACTAAAGAAACGCCTTTAACAAAGCTTGATTTCTGGGCCATCGCTGCCAATGAAGTTTATAAAGCTTGCCGTAGAGCTGGTATGGATGAAGGAACCGCCTTGGCCTTTGCAATGGATCGCAGCTCCTATCCTGATTGGATAGTCCCTGCTGATGACCCAATTAAGAAGATTGGTTGGGAAGATGGAGAAGAGGACAACTAATCTACTTTCGAGAGGTTGAGCTCTTTGAGGCTCTCAAGTCGCTTTATCCAGACTTGACGCCTTTATCAGCGACCGACAGAGCGGATGGCATTACCCACAATTCCTATATCGAGCTTAAATGCCGTAGGACTCATTACGATACTTTGATGATTGAGAAGAAGAAGTGGGATTATTTGGCCGATATAAGGGCTAGAACGGGCTCTAAGACCCTTTATATCAATGCCACACCTAAAGGAGTCTATCAGTTCGATTTAGGGGCTATAAACGAGCCTCAGTGGGCTTTAAAGCGGTTGCCTATAACTACTGATTTTGCCAACAAAGCCACCAACGAAAGACTGGCTGGCTTTTTAGATATACGACTCGCCGACTTATTGCTTGTCTAAATTTATTTAGACCCCTAATCTATTTACCTAAATCCATTTAGGGTTTAGAGATTAGGGAGCAAAATGATAAATAAAGTAACCCTAATTCGATTTGATTCTCAAGCAGGGGCTTGGACTGATGAGACAAATTGGGTTAAGGGATCAATAATCAGACGATTCGCTAAAGAGCGGATGGGTAAGAAGCAGCTGAGAGGCCGTTTATCTAAGGCTGAAATCTCTGCATATTGGTTAGATAAATATGGGGTGAGCGCAGATGTCGCCTAATTTATCTGATGAAGCAGTAGTAGGAATAATCATTGGCGTTCCATTTATCGGCCTTTATATCTGGAGTTTATTTACTTCAGCCAAAGCCAAAGCTTTTAATGAAGGCTATAAGAGAGGCAGGTCAAGTGTCCGATACACAGAAATCGTTAAGTGAATGGCTTGAAGAAGCTGGAAACACACTATTCGACAGGGGCATCGAGTATGGCGACCCGAGGCACAATTTTCTACGCATTTACAAAATCGCGAGAGCACTTGGTATTCAGCTCAGAGACCCATCTGAATTGGCACTTATTGCTATTGCAACAAAACTCTCAAGAATGGTGGAAAGTCCAGAGCGCGAGGATTCGTATCTCGATCTCATTGGATACGCCGCTATCTTGGGTCGATGCAGATTTTCTACTCCAGAAGATTGGGACGACATTGAGTCTGACTCGCAATCATAATACGAATCAATACTGCGATTACTGCAAATATCGCTGGGGACAAAATAAGAACGGCTGGGACTTAAGAGCAATGACTCCAGCGGTATGGAAAGTCCAAAGCGAGACACCGCTTCGCAAAGCACAGGTGAGGTTCTATTGCCAGCCTTGCGCCGATGAAGCACAGAATTGGCCAGATGGCACATTTTATTCATTAAAAGAACAATTAGAAGATGCGATAAATGATTTCGCAGGGAGAGAGAAGTTAGATGTCGAATTACCTTGATGATTATGTTTCAGTTCAAGACCGATTAAAGGAGTTTATAAATGCTTATCCAGACTATCGAATTAAAACTCATATATTGGCAGAGTCGCTTGTCGCTAATTGCGATGTCTATATTATTAAAACTGAGTTATATCGGACTGAAGCTGACGCTCATCCTTGGACAACAGGTTTATCCTCTGAGTCTAAGTCAAAGCAATACGCTCTCGAGCTTGCGGAAACTGGATCGTTGGGACGCGCACTTAACCTCGCTGGATACTTCGCTAAGACTAAACCGAGCCCAAAGAAGGCAATTGAAACGACTAAGCCAGCTCTTGCGGAATTCATAAAAGAACAAAGGCCTAATGATCCTGAGCCAATTGTCTGGGATGTTAGCGCGATAGCAAATCAATTAGGTGCTGAGATAATTGATGAGATACCGCTTTGCTCTGGTGGAGATGGGCCAATGGTGCTAAAGACTGGCACAAAGGAAGGCAAAGAATATAGAGGTTGGGTCTGCCCAACACCTAAGTCTGGTCATCCTGCTAAATGGATGCGTATTGGTTCAGATGGGCATTGGGTCTTTCAGAAATGAGAAGTGATGCTCATCCGTTTATCTGCTCAGCTTGCAAGTTAGTTACTCCGCATATCGAGCTGCATAAATATGATTCATCAGATATTGCAGAAGCACCTGAGGAAGTCTGGCTAGTTGAGTGCCAAAGGTGCTTTATGCAAAGAATTATCTATCCATCAGATCGCGTAACGGCCAAAGAGGACGATATTGTCCGGTGCGACCAATGCGGTAAATGGAAGATGAAGGCAGCAAAGTGTCGAATATGCCGATTAGCTGCTGGATTAGAATCAATATCAGAACGCTATTGGACTGGTAATGAAACGCTAGAGAGACCTTACAATGCCGCTCTATGAATATCGCTGCGATAAATGCGAAGCGACAAAGGATGAATATCAGCCAATTACCTTAAGAAGTGAAGTAATCTGCGATAATTGCAAGATTCCTATGTGGAGAGTCTGGAGACCTAATCCAATCCACTTTAAAGGCGAAGGCTGGGCAGGGAAGGACAAATGAGCAAACCCCATTCTATTAGATATATCCGTCAGCTGATGGAATGGGGATTTGATAAGGAGTTCATTGCTAAAGATTGCGGTATCAACCTAGAATCGCTTGAAACTAGGTTAAGAAGAGCAAATGAAAGGGAGCGCAGGAATGGGAATCAAGGAACTGAGTCTGGAACTAGCAGCGGTCAGCCTAATAGCTGATGAGGCTAAGAAGGTCAAGGATAGGCTAAGAGCAGCTCTACAGGCCGAGATGGACGCTATTGGGGCAGATAGGGTCAAGGCTGAATATGGTGATGATGTGATTGCCTATGTAACTACTACTAAGCCTAAATTTAAATGGGTTATCAAGTCAGATAAGCGATTCGTTGATTGGGTCAAAGCTAATATTCCTAGCGAAATAGTTGAGTCAGTGAGAGAGTCATCAATTGATGCGATATTAGATAAGTTTAATTATCTGGATGATATGGTAATTGATCCAAATGGTGAAGTAATTGATTGGTTAGAAGGCAGTCAGTCAGAGCCTTATTTAATGACTAAGTTCCATAGTGATGGCAAAGAAACGCTGAAGAACGCGTTTCAATCAGGCCAGTTAGAGTTTAAGAAGATATGGGAATTAGAATGATAGAAGATATATATCCAATCTATAAAACAATTGATGATCATATAGATAACTATGAAGCTATTGGGATAGATGGTTAATATGGCTCTGAACAGCACTTATGTCAGCCTACTTGACAAGCCTGCTACACTCTCGCCAAAGTGCGGGCGCGCAGCTGGCCCTTTAACGGAGGTTGAGGGGGGCCATTGCCTTCGCTTGATAGCGACAGGCGTTATAGCTGCTTTACTATTAATATTCAATCTAAAGCCAGCAAATGCAGATATGAATCTAAAGCTGTATGCGTATAACAAATTAGATTGGTCAGAGTTTCAATGTTATAACTGGTTAATTCATAAAGAGAGTAGATGGGATTATAAGGCTCGTAACGGCTCTCATTATGGTCTAGGGCAAATGCGCTCAGAGTGGTATAGAGACTTAAGCCCTAAAAAGCAAATAGATGCGCATATTAAATATATAAGACATAGATACGCTGATGCTTGCAATGCACTTAAACACCTTGAGACTAAGGGCTGGCATTGAGTAGACGATACAACTCTACTTACTATCAAAGGACTAGACTTCAAGTCCTTCAAAGAGATTACAACACTTGTCATTACTGTGGGCTGGAAGCCAATACAGTTGATCACTTGATACCTATTAGCAAGGGTGGAACTGATGAAGCTTCTAATATGGTGGCCTGTTGCTCTCAATGCAATAGTTCTAAGCGCGATCGTATGACCCCCACCTTTTTTGAGCGCGCATCCAGACCCACGACCCCCATTGGGAAGATTTTCCCTGAAAATG